CACATTTCACAGCCATGCCCAGTTGGTTTTCCCAACCACGCGCAGCGCCACTAGGAGGTGGCCCAAGATCTACCGAATCAAGATCGACATTTATCGGATACATCTTCTCAGCCAATACTTCGCCTTGTCCCCAAGCAATAAAGCCGTGGATGAAAGAAAAAGGATTGACCGCCCATACGCTAGTCTTGTCAATTTCAGTCTGGTCAGCGCCGACAACCCAGTGGCCGGTCTTGTCCATCTTGATAATTGCCGCGTTCATAGGCGCAAAGTCGGTTTTAACCGAACGCAACACCTGTGAAAGATTAGCTATTACGTTATGTTCAACATTAAACTTTACTAAATCGGACATTACTTCACCTGTAGTTTAAGTGTGGCAGCACGGATGTGCTTGCCGAGTTGCAACACGGCTGGACGCGGATCTGACTCCGGCGCAATCGTGTTACCCGTTGAAACAGCGACGACGTGATCTTTCGGCAAGTCTAGCTTGTGTTTCTTCAACACCTTCTCTAGCTGCGCTGGCGATCTTAACTTCGTCTCTGTTAATTCATCAAGTTCCAGTCCCATTTCTTTAAGAGCTTCCAATGCGCCTTCGTCGTTGACCCACTGGCGGGTCGGACGCTTTGGCACAAGTTTAAATCCTGGGATAACGATACCGTTCTCAAGCGCTTGCTGCGCCATGCTGCGTATTTCTTTAGCCCACTCTTCAACGCGGTCAGCGATAATAAGCGCATTGCTGTAGCCCTCCGGCGATATGCTGTTTAATTGTATCCGCAATGCGCGCTCTGTCTCGCCCGTCATTGCAGGGCAGATAGGTTTAGCAGGGCACCACTTGCAATGATCGCCAAGCGCCACAGGCGGATTAGGCCGTAGCGCCGTAGTCACAGCATCATACAACTCACGCTCAAACGCCTTAACGCGCCCAGGCGTTGTAAGCCAACGCTTGACATATGGCGGCTGGACAATGACACACTCTATTTCAGTAACGCCCTCGAACGCCCAACGGGCTTCGTCAGTCCGCATAGCCGCAGCGGCATAAAACATAAGCTGATGGTTCTCGACAGCATCCACCGCCACCCCATCACCAAACTTCCAATCGAGAACAACTGCACGATTGCCAATACGACCAATGAGGTCACAGGATCCGAATACGCCAGCTAGATACCCTCCGAATGAAACGGAAACTTCAGTCTGAAATTCCATCTTTGTGTCAGGATCAATCTCATTCAACGCATCAAGGGCAGGGCGTAGTTTACGCTCAATGAGATCATCGCCAAGACCGAAATCATCAGGAGATGCACTGTGAGAGAGGATCTTGTCCATTGCGTCATGTAACAGTGATCCTTCCTCTGCATATTTTGATGATGGTCTTGGGGGAACGGATTGCGCCAGCTTCACTGAGCCAGGGCAGTTCATTACGCGCTTCGCTGTGGAACCGCCGACTATATCCGAGTGCATTGTAGACTACCTTTCGTGATTTGCATACTAGACAATTTATTACAGATGTGTCAATAAGTTTTTTATGACTGATTTGGAAAAAGACATTGAACGCTACTTTGTTAAGTCCGTTCAATCACTTAACGGCCTTGCGTTTAAATTTAACAGCCTATCGAATCGCGGCGTTTCTGACAGAATTGTTTGTTTACCAAACGGCGAGACATGGTTTGTAGAACTGAAAAAGGACGGAGGCAAGCTGTCCGCATTACAAAAATTATTTGCCGAAGATATGCGTAAATTGAATCAGCGTTATGCGTGCCTCTGGAATCGTGAACAGGTAGATAGATGGACTTACGACCGTATCAACATGAAGCCGCAGACTTTCTCTTCGCACGCGATAGAGCACTGATTCTTGCGCCTGTCGGCGCAGGTAAAACAGCAATAACATTAACCGCGATGACAGAAATGTTAGCCCGCGGCTTCGTTGATCGCTGGTTAGTGCTTGCACCAAAGCGCGTTTGCACTGATGTTTGGCGACAGGAAGGGCAGAAATGGTGCCCTGAATTTGATATATCTGTTGCAGTTGGCACGCCAGCGCAACGCAAAGCCGCCTTTGACTCTGACGCCGATATAGTGGTGACGAACTATGACAATATTCCTAGCATTGATCCCACTACTTTTGACGGTTTGGTTTTTGATGAGCTTACGCGATTAAAAAACCCAAGCGGTAAAAGGTTTAAATATTTATTAAAAATCCTCGACAAGTTTCACATACGCTGGGGCTTGACAGGATCGTTTACGTCTAATGGCTTGGAGGACGTGTTCGGCCAGTGCAAGGTCGTTGATCAGAAACTGCTAGGCCGCAGCAAAGGCGCGTTCCTGCAACAGTATTTTTACTGTGTTAATCGTGACTATCAACAGTGGGAACCGCTGCCGGAAGCGCTCACGCATGTCATGGCCGCGATCAAACCAGCGTCGTATGTGCTAGAGGCTGGCGAGTATAAAGATAAGTTGCCGCCGCTAAACGTCATACCAATGCGTTGCGATATGGATCTCGCGCCGTATAATAAAATGAAAAAGGAGTTTGTCCTTGAACTTAATCAGACCATCAGCGCTCCAACGGCGGCAGTCGTTACGCAAAAGCTTCAGCAACTTGCCGGCGGCTTCATTTACGGACTGGATAAGCCGGAATGGATCGGATCCCATAAGTTTGATCTGTTGGATGAAATACTCGAAGAGAATCAACGAGCGAACACGATCATCGTTTACAACTACAAAGAAGAGTTAGCCGAACTTAAAAGACGTTATCCACAACTCTCTACTATGGATGACGCAAATGTAGTTGACAAGTGGAACAAAGGTGAACTTGAGCTTTTGGCCCTGCATCCAAAGAGCGCAGGGCACGGGCTGAACCTACAGTTCGGCGGCAACAAGATCATCTTCTTATCGTTGCCGTGGTCGCTTGAGCTTTACGAACAGACCATCGGACGACTGCACCGTAGCGGGCAGACAAAAGAAGTGTGGTGTTATGTTCTGATCTGTAATAAGACTATTGACGAGCGCATCTACGCAAGTCTGCATGACAAGCGTTCGTTAGCGGAGTTAGCTTTAAATGAACTGGCGTGAATTGAACGAAGTCCTGACGGACTATACGGAACAAGAGGTATTGGATCTCTTGGGTGACGAGCGCAAGAACGCTCGGCGGTCTACGGTCATTATACGTTTGCATCAGCGTTACACGACGTTGCGAATGTTGCGTGAGCGAGCCGAACTATTAGGGGAAATTGATGAATCCGCACGATCTACTACAACAGGCAAGCGAAATAATCGGCGAGCGAGGGGCTGACTACGGTGGAATTGAAGATAATTTTCAGCTTATTGCTGATCTGGCATCTTTGCGTTTGGGCCGCGATATTCACCCCTTTGAGGTAGCAATCATCATGGTCTGCGTTAAGAACGCAAGAGCGTTTAGCAGCCCGACGCATATCGACAGCCGTTTAGATGCAATGAACTACGAAGCGTTTGCGGCGATGTTCGCCAATGACTATGTGACCCAGAAAGAAGGTTCCGGCATTGGCTATAAGAAGCGCGCCGATCTGAAGCCCGCTAAGAAAGAAGATCTAAAGCCTGCACGCCGCGCGGAGCTTGCCGTAATCGACGATAAACTGAGCCGTTTCGGATCCACGGAGCCGCCGAAGTTCAGCGGCAACGGCGCGCTGTTGAGCGACTGAATATTGAGCGAGTGGCGGACACGATCCGCCGCTCGTTGACTGGCAGCTAGAAAGTGCCGTTGTCAAGATCAGAAATAGTATCGTCCACGGTTTTTGGAGCCATAACGACATTGGTCTGTTGCGCTTTCAGTTTGGCTTGCAGATCCATACGACGTGTGACTTCCTCACGCCGCCCACGATCATAAGCGTCGGCCATAAGAATCTTAGCTGCGCCGTAAAGCACAAGTAAAAGTATGCCGACTAAGATTGCAGTTGTCATGCGCCCGTGACGTTAAAGTCTTTAGCGCCGATCAGACCAATAGCAATCAACGCCGCTTGAAGCGAAGGCCAGTCGAGCGTCTTGGTCTGCCAAGCGTTGAAGAGGACACCAACGAGAGTGAGGACGCCAGGGATGGTGGTTTTCCAATTCTTAATCATTCGAGTGCTCCTCTAAAATAAATGCCAAGCATAAATGCTAGTTTCGCAACATATGACGCCGTAAGAGCGACAATGATTCTATTTAACAAGCGCTATGATCTGCGCTTTAACGTCTGCAATACGCGCAGACCAGCCTTTGCCAAACGTAGACCAGATCGACAGCGACTGCATAAACGCCAGACGTTTGTTCGTGACGGCCATAGCGACGTAGGTCTTGGTGGCTTGGATTGTTGCAGGGCCGATCTGACCGTCCTGCGTAACGCCGACAACAGCTTGAAGATATTTAGCTGCTCGCGATACGCCGCTGTTCACAGCAAAGTCGAACACAGCAAAATCAACGCCGTCGGGCAAATTATCTCCAGAAACACGATCCCAATAGAGGTTCTTGTAAATCGCCGCAACTTCCGAATCAGCAATAGCGCGCACGCTCTGCGTTGGGAGATTCTGTGATTTACGCCAACTGTCATAGACCGCTTGCGTAACGCCCTTATTCGTCGGGCCGCCTGGATCTTTTGGATGGTCAACGTAGCCGCCCTCATATTTGAGAACCTGCTTAAGCGCCTGTGGATAGTTCTCTTTCATCGCCGGTCTGCTTTCTGGCTTACAAGATCTCGAATGGTGTCAAGTTTTGCGAACACTTGGCCTAACGCTGAATTAAATTCATCGCGGGTAACGTAGCGCCCTGCTACAAGAACCTCGATAGCGGCGACCTTATCGGCCAGATCCTTATCGGCTTCTTGCAAATCTTTGACAGCGCCCCAGACGGTATTCAATACCCATCCGCCTAGGACGCCGATGATTCCAACGGCGACATCAAAAAACACTTGATATTCAGCCATTGGTGTCATCTCGCCATCGCATTTCGGTTTTCGGGGTATAACGCATTTTGTGTTGTTACTGCCCCCGTAATGGCGGCGCGGCCTAAAGTGCGTCTAGCAGATTCAGGCGGTTTAGGAGCGGCCTTCTGAGCGGCGCGTGCAGCCGCGCGGTCAACCATGTCCGCAAAACGATCTGGGTTATTAATCATGGCGTCCGCTATGATTGCCGATGTTTTACGGTCTGCAAAATTCTGGAACGCAGAGTAAATCTTTTCCATCATCGTAGCGCGGCGATCTAAGAAGCCAGCAAACGCCTTACGAGGAACGCCTTTTTGTTTAGCTTCTTCGGTAACAGCCTCAAACGCCGATGGTTTAGGTGTTACGTCAGCTAGATTTTCCGCCTTTTCCATGCGGGCTAATTCATTCGCAACAACTTTAAGATCCGTTAACGCCTCTTGCGGGAAATTGCCCGACAACATTACGATCATATCGCCTTTAGGTTTAGGTGCAGACTTAGCAACTTCGTCAAGCGCTTTTTGATTAGCCGCTAAATTTGTCAGACGCATATAACTGTCACGACCAATCGCCATGCGGATCGTATCGTTATTGTCGCGTAAGTATTTCATTGCTGCGTCAGGCGTCTTATTGGCTATAAATCCAATAGCGCGGTCTGTTATCTCTTTATTAAACGCTTCGCGAGCTGGCCCCTCCAGACGCTGCGTCAAGTCGCCCATCAGACGTTTATCGCCAAGCGCCGCAGTTGTAAGAGCTTTAGCGTCCGCGTAGCCGCGAACTCTAGCCGCGTTAGCAGTAAGATCTTCTAGGCCAGTCATCAACCGCTGCGCTTCCGCGCGAACAGGGCCGAACACTTGATTAGCGTCTATGCCCATGATCTCTAATTGACGTGCCTTAGACGCTACAAACTTATCTATAGCTTCAGGCATGATAGCGCCTGTCGTTGAGTTAACAGCTTCAGCGCGGGCTAGATCCTGAAGGCCGCTTGTCATGGCCTGACGCGCTACAGCGTCGTTACCAAATGTTGTAGCAAACTGCGCGGCATTATCTTCATTAGCTAAGAATGTATCGACAGTCTTACTAGGTAAAAGACCGCTTTGATTCTTCTTTGTCGTGCGTAAGATGTCCGTGACAATACCCTGCCTAAAGCGCGGCACAAACTCCTGACGATATGTCTCTAGGGCGTTTGCGTATTCAAACTTAGCGCGTTCAGGTATGGCGCGGGTGTCTCTGACGGCAGTATCAATAGCGCCGTGCAGCTCATATAGATCGCCCATCGGTCTACCGGCAGCTTGAGCAGCGGCAATATCTTTGTTAACCGACTTACGAACGCGGTCTAGCTCACGCAAAGTAGCGCCGCGTTGCAGATCGTTAAGATCTCTGACAGTTCGTGTAGCCACGCCTAACGGCACGTCAGCTAACCGACCACCAAGAATATTTTCAGCGGCTTGTATAACACCCTGTGTATCAATGCGTCTGTTGCCCGCCGTTCTAAAAGCGTCTTCATACAGCGGTGTAATGCGCTGTTCACGAAAAGCGTCGCGTGTCTCACCCAGACGCTGACTTAGCGCTTCACCTGGCGCAATCTGACCCGTAGCAGGCAGCATCTCGCCCGTAGCGCCAAGCGCTTGTTCTGTCGCTTGCTGTTCAGCCGCGTATTGTCGCAGTAACTGATTGCGCGTCTCGCTTAACTGCGCCCGCGCTTGCGGCGACATCGCCATGCCTTGTTGCTGTATCTGCGCGTCGATGCGTCCAAGCTGATCTTGAATAGCCTGCAAACGTGTTTGCTGCGCTACTAACGCTTCCCGCCCCGCTGGCGAAGAAACCGTAGAAAGGCTTGCCTCTCTTGCTGCAAGACGCGGCTCATACTGACCAGCTTCAGCTAAACGCTGCGCTACTGTGGCTGTTGGAGCACCTGGCGTCACTGGGACATTAGCCCTAGCCGCCGCCGCAACAGCGTTAGGGTCTGTCATTATGTCGCCAAGGAACTGGTTCTCTACAACACGCTCGGCCATTCCTTGATTAAACGGCGCGAGCATGGATGGGGCCGCGCGCTCTACGCCTGCGCCAATACCTCTAGCAGCTAACTCAGGAAGGGCCGCAGGGCTTGTTAACCGAGACATTGTTGATAGCGCGCCGCTACCAGATAAGCCCCCGATACCTCCTGTGAGAGCCGACACGCCCGCCAACGCACCAAAAGGATCTTGTTTAGCAAATCTCCCGCCGCGTTCAATAGCCTCAACGGGACTCATAACAGCGCGGTTTATTTCACGCGATACGGCTGAAGGAATTTGTTGTATTCCTTTCAACGCGGCTGCGCGGCCCTCCGGCGTTGTAAGTCCAATAAGCCCTTCAGCTATATCATATCCTTTTGCACCAAGTCCTACGGCGCTTTCAGGTATATTTTCTATAGCTTCGCCCATACCACCGACAAATTCTTCGGGAGAAATGGCTAGTCTTTCAGCAACATTAACAAGTTTCTTACCCACCGGCTCCGCAGCGCGGTAAGCCTTATCTAAAAATCCTACTTCACCTGTGACTTCAGGTTTAACGGCTTGTTCAAGCCCGCTAACGTCATAGTTACTAGCGCGCAGCTTTTCTATAAGCTGCGCTTTAGTCGTGCCTTCAGGCACATTCTTGATAACGGTGCCATTAGGAAGCCGGACATCCATTAGGGCATATCCCCAAAGTCAATAGTTTCATCGCCTTTTAGAGGCTTCGGCGTGGATTCGCCAGCCTTACCGCGTGACGGACGCGGACTCTCAAACGCCGATTTCTCGCCCGTTCCAAGCAGCTCATTAATGGTATTGAGTCGTCGTTTTGCAGACGCTAAACCTTCGGCGCTTGGATTTGACCCAAGAATCTTTTCTAGCTGTTCAGCTTCTTTAGCCGCATCCATTTGACGTGCCGTAAGACCAATAGCACCGGCAAAGCGCTGACGAATAACGCCAGATATGGTTCTAAGATTATTATATTCTTCCGCTACTTGCGTGTCAGACATATTGCCGAGCGCCAAACCGGCACCCGATGTTCTTAGTTTGGCTTTCCAATTCTGCGCCGTTGTCTGACCCGCTACAGGAATACCGCCAGCCGTAGCCAGACGATCAAGCCCACGATTCGCGGCGTCAACAGTCTCGTAAAGATCAAGCTGCGATTGAACGCGAGGACGATCTTCTGGCGGAACTTGGTTCAGCATTGAACTACGTTTTATATCGCGCTGGATGATCTGCTCTTGCGGAGACAGCGGCGCGTTCATTTGGTCAGTGCTTGGTGGCATACGTCCTTGTGTAGCAAACGTATTTAACGCAGGCTGATTAGTGACCATAGCATTAGGCGGCATAAACGTAGGTTGTTGCCGGACATATTCGTTTGGCCGTCCAGTGCCTTCTATAATCATTTCTTCAGCTTTAGCTGTTCGCGGCTTACGTTTTTCCGTAAACTCTTCGCCGCTTACAAGGTATGGCTCAAGGTCAGCAACAGTTGGTCTAGGCCCAAGTTTGCGCTGCATTGACTCAGGTAACTCAGGAAAGATCTTAGCGTATTCTTGTTCAAACGCGCCAGGGCGTTGCGGGCTATGCGCTAAGTAAGCGCCGCGTAAAAGATCGCGGCCAAGTTTTGACTCTTCAACGCCAGCTTTAGCGGTAGCTTCGCGGCCTTCGGCGGTCACTTTTTGCACTCGCGGATCCATCAATGCGCGTTCAGTAGCTGTCTGTGCTTGCGAATAGCCGGTGCTGGCTTTCTCAGCTTGGCCTCTGAGGCGCGCTAAATAAAGATTACGCGAGAAGTCAGGATCGTATTGAAATACCTGTTGTGCAAATCTTGGATCATCAAAATTTGGCGTTAGCCCCCGCAACGCTTGTTCTGCTTGCGCCTTGCGAGCATACTCATCCATCTGCATCTGCGCTAACTGTTGCTGTTGAGCGCGAGCGCCCATCATCTGGTATTGCGCCAGCATGTTCGTAAAGTCAGTGGGCGTGTTCGCTAGGGCGTTGCGCGAAGCTATCGTGTAATCAACTGGCATAATTAATACCTATAGGCTGTTGGCGCACCTTGAAAACCAGGGCTAAATCCAGCGGCATAAGATGGCATACCGTTTAGATATCCTGCTTGGTTAGCGTATATGGAAGATCTGCCTTGAGGCGCAAAACGATCCGCCATGCCGTAAGCCAACATAGCATTGGCTGGCGTCTGTAGCGCGCCTTGCAGCGCCGATGCGCCGCCCATGTAACCTGAAGCGCGTGCTTGTCCTACGTTCTCAATAGCCGACGCATAAGGGTTAGCAACCGCTAAAGCCGTCATCTGAGGACTTGCAAGCCCTGTATACGCGCCAGATACAGTGCCGCCAGCGTTAGAGGCTAGATTACCAAGATTAGCGCCCGTTGTAGACGCAGCTTGGCCTAAGTTAGCGCCCGTGCTAAACGCGCCCTGACCAATATTACCGCCCGTCGTCAAAGCCGCTTGGCCGAGATTAGATCCGACGTTAAATCTATTGCCCGACAGTTGGCCCCCTGTCGTGCCTGCTAACTGTGATACTGTGCCCGCAGCACCTGCGCCTCTACCAGCAATATTTTCAAGCCCTTGCGTAGCCGCAAGACGATTAGCCATGAAACGATTATAAGCGCTTTGATATTCTTGACTACCAGCCTCTTGACCGTATCGAATACTTGCTTTCATCGCCGCGCCTGATCCGCGCAGCCCTGAAGCGCCTTGAAGAGCCGACAGCGCGCGTAAACCTTCCTGTGTGCGGAAGGCATAGCCAGGATCCATTTTAAGTTCTTCAAGCGTCGGTTCGCGCGTATATTCGCCGCCAGGTGCAAATAACGCCGCAAGTTGATTAGTCGCTCCAGCGCCTGTGGTCGTATAAGGCTCTTGAGCTGCTACGCCACGCCCGTAAAACTCTCGACCTATATCTTCGCCGCGCTGCGCCTGACCTAGAAGATCCCCACGACCCCGACCATAGTAGTCAGTAAGAGCACTTTCGCCTTTGCCGTAAAATTCTCTTACGTCGCCCGTGCCTTTGCCGTAAAATTCTCTTACGTCGCCCGTGCCTTTGCCGTAAAATTCACGGCTCGCAGCCGCGCCTTTCTCAGCCATCTGGCGCGCTTGCTCAAGCGCTTGTTGTTGAGCGATATAACCCAACATGCCGCCCGTTTGAGCGGCTTGGGCCTGCGTGCCAGCCGCACGCTGTGAAGCCGCATAGCCAGCCCCACTACTGAGCGCGCTTGCTGCGGTGCTTCCTAAAAGGGCTAGTGTGAACGGATCCATAATGCCTCTTTATATCACGAGTTACTTAAAAATCTAACTGTTGGTGCCTGTGCTACCCCGACGACCTCATTACGGAAGGACTCAGTTGCCGCTGCGCCCTG